CTTCTGCATAGTTGGGTTGCCTTCCTTGTCTAAAACAGGCTGACCATTATCGTCAAGAACAGGTTGCTCCGTAATAATTGGCGCATTAGTCTGAACCCCGCTAGTGCCACCTCTACGAGACTGAGCTACCTGAGCCCCTGCATTGGACAGATCTATTAATCTATTCACATTCTGAGGGCTGAACTGCACGCTCCCCTGATCAATCGGAATTCCAAGCCCTTTCATAGCTGCTAGACTTCGAGCGTAAACCTCTGGAGTTATATCCTGCGCCGTCTTCTCGCCTACAATACTATTTACAGCAACGGCTAATTCTTCGCCTGCTTGTCGTTCACCTTGCTGAATCTTCTGCTGATTCAACTGTCGAAGTATCGGAGCATTACGGATTTGATCGCCAATAGCTAAACCTTGACTGACTGATCTGCCTAAGTCTGGCACTTGGCCTTGTAGTAATATGTTGGGATCTAAAGCCATTAGAAACCGCCCCCTTGTGGTTGTCCTCTGTTCTGGAATGCGCCTAATAGCGCTGTGCCTGCTGTGGCCAGGTTCTGACTGCCTTGACCTAAAGAATTAGCCGCGCCAATGCCACCCGCGGCTTGCACGTTACCGATACCAGTTAATAGGCCTGTGGATTGATTGGCTGCTTGTGCTGCACTAGCTTGAGCGGTGTTCAGTAAAGGTAATTGACGGTTAATCTGTTGATTTATTAATTGATTGCCCATTACCAAGAAATCATTCTCTAATACATCCTCGGGAACTCCTGCGCCTTCCCCTGTCTGAAAGCCAAAGTCTACCGCCTGTTCTCTCAGGCCCTTAAATAATGGATTATCCTTTAGGAAGGTTAGCTGCGCATCTTGATCAGTAGCTAATAGGGTGAGATCTTCCATTTGATCTGGGCCAAACAGGTCTCTAAAGGGCTGCAAGTCTTCTCTGAGCAATGCAAGAGCTTCGCGTCCTGCCTCTACTTGAAGTCGTGTGCCTTCGAGCTGAGCTTCTGCTGCCGCCTGACCTGTGAATGCTTCAAGATCAGACTTTGGATCTAACCCAATACCTAGCGGGTCAGTGAAAAGTTTTCCTAAACTAGCCATTATTGCACCTCCATCGTTTCATCAGTGCCATAATCGACCATCAGATAGCCGCTCTCTGTGTCGTGTACCAATTCAGGATGATCAACCATTAACTCTTGAGCAATATGACCAACTGCTGGGCCTTCCATGCCTAAATCAAGAGCTTTCTGATTCCATTCCCATGAATAAATATTTAATCCCTTGTGTTCTCCGACCTTGACAACGTTATCTTTTAGCCTTATATCGCTAAAGGCCCCGAATATACTAGCTAAGGCTCCGACAGTGTTCTGTGTGCCTTGCGCCCGAGCATTAGCCGCCCCTATACCGCCAGCAGCCTGAGAAGCGCCTATCCCTGTAATTAGATCGCTTGAGCCCGTAGCAGATTGAGCGCTAGAAGCTTGGCCAGCGTTCAATAACGGTAGTTGTCTATTGATTGACTGGTTAATGAAGTCATTGCCAGCACTCAAGAAACCAGATTGCAACTGTTGAGCGGTTCCAGACCCACCCAAATCACCGACTGCGCTCTGTTGTCGAAAGATATCCTCTTGAGTCTTATTCTGGATGGCTTGGAACAGTGGGTTTTGCTCGAACTCAACGCCACCAAAAGAGCCTTCGGGCAATACACCAAGCGATGCAGCCTGAAAGCCGGGGCTTGTGGCTAGTCCGGTCAATCCCTCTATCTGTTCAGATCCGAATAGGTTAGCGAAAGGAGAAAGGTCAGTTCTAAGTAACTCTAAAGCCTCTTGACCTTGTAATGTCTGTAGTCGAGACCCTTCTAAAGCGGCATCTGCTGCGGCTGCACCTGTAAACCCTCTGATTGCGCCCCTTGGATCTAATCCTAATCCTAATGATTCGTTTAGCTGGTCTGAAATAGTCGTACCAATACGCGTAGGACTGATATCTATTGCGGCATCTGAAGTTGGCGAGAATGTGACTGCATTAAAAGCGTCCTGATGTTGTTGAGCTGATCCGCCCACTCTATTATCAGAAGGAACCCCCGAGGCTGTAGGAGGAACAAACTCTTGACCATCAACAAAGTCAGGAGTAAGCGAGCCTCCAGGAGTGCGAGCCGCTGTCTGACCTAGATCTTCTCCGGTTACGCTGGAGCCGATAAGAGGAAGAAAAGGGTTTCCTGTAAAGTCTGTAGGGACAGGCATCGTTACACCTCTATAAACTCGGCTAGTTTAGCCTGAATATCTTCGTTATCTGTCACGGTCTCACCGTTAATTGTTGTCACACTGACCCCTCTTCCATTCTCGTTGTCAATATACCACGTTTGGAGGTCTTTAAATATTACCTCGACACATGTCCCTTTTCTTGGGTTGTTGTCCAGAATCACTGATATTGGACGCGGGTTGACATGCTTTTTGCCCATAAAGGAAAGAGTAGAATAAATTCCGTCGGTGAAATCTCCAATCATGGTTGTGTCTGTTGTGTTAATCAGCAATTAAGACCCCTCCAAATTCAGCGGTGATAATAGAATTATTGTCTGATACATCGTCAACTCTGCATTTAAGGTCGTCCAAAGCATTGAACTTATAATAACCATTGTTCGCAAACACATAAGCAAACGCTGTAGATATCGCTGGAGAAACCACAGTGTCATAGACCCCGCCGTCAGGCCTGCATCTAAAGGAAACGGTAGCTGATCCAGCAGTCCCGTTAGCTCTCACAAGCTCAAAGCTAATTCTCTCGACATATAGTGTAAATCCCAAAGGAACAGTGTAAGCGGCTATTTCTGTCTGGTTAAATGCAGCGGGCATCACTGCGAATATATTGGTCGTGGTGGTCGTGTGTCTTAATGTCAGCTCTCCAGCGTTCTCGCCTCCTGAACCTGCGGTAAGAACCTTCATCCTCGACGATCTATTATATGTTCCTGCGCCCAATGAAACAGCCGTAACCCCGTTCATATTCACAACTACATCGGCAGCTTGAGCGCCAGTACCGTCTAGCAGATTGGATATCCTGACTGTTCTGGCTCCAGTTCCTGCAATTGTGTCATTTGCATCTGATGAAAAGATTTCTAATGTCTCAGCCGAGCCTGTGGGTTGCCCGGTATAATCTCCACCACCGTTCCATATATCCTCTGGAGATGACACAGTATCTACGTCAGGGTTCTTGCCGAACTTCTCAAAGGTGGAGTTGTTGGGGACGTTGCCCTTAGCAACTTCAAGTTTAAAATCTTTAGTGGTGATATAGGTCATACTATCCCCCAATCAGTGCCGTCATCAGCAAGCGTCCACGAATCATTAGGAGGTAATGTGCCTGTAGCAGCGCCCTCCACCAAAGCAGAGTCAGGGGTGGCTATCGTTATATTTGAACTGCCTGTGTTCTTAATCGTCACTCTCTTTAAAGCCTCATCTATTCCTGGCATTGTTCGTGTTATTGATCCGCTGCAAAACTCAACATCTGTATCAACTGCAACGGTTCCCGTGGTCGTTATATTTACAGTTATGTCGCTTACTATCCCTGCGCCGCCTCCTGTTCTCTCCCATAATTTATAAATAACAAATAGCAGCAGTTCCATGTAAGACCGAATGCCGTCTTTCTTATACCATTCATCCGGCATATCCATAGGGGGCGAATCTGACTCAATAGCCATTTAGTACCCCGCCAATTTAACATCGATACTCGCGTCATGTAGTGAGCTAAATACAGGGTCTGATACTGTTACCCGGAATGTTATTTCGTCAAAAGTAACCATCTGATTATAAATAGCTTGGATTAGGAATTTACCCATCTTTCCAGTCTTGACCCATCGCTCAGTTGACCATGTTTCTCCACCATCCAGAGAGAATTCGACCATAATTCGAGGATCAGAGCCTTGACCGCTAACTATTCCCTGCCCGGTTTGTAGTGCGAACTTGATTTTCGACATCAACAGCCGTTTACCGTATGGCATACCAGCTTGCTTAGATGTGAATGGAGGGAAAACCCTGCGTCTTTGGATTGTCTGCCCTAAGTCTTCGCGCAAATCATCAAGCAATTCAATCGCGTCACCTGTAGAGCCATCAATAGCCAGGTCTTTGTCGTAAACCCGTTGATAAGATTGGGCCAAATAAGGCCCGTCATTCACGCCAGTAGATAGGTTAAACCACTCATTCAACTGTTCAGAGAACACATAAGTAAGCCCTGTCTCGAATTTAAGGATATAAAAGTCCTGATTATCATTAACCAATGTATAAGCCAAAGCTCTATCAGCGTTTAATGTCTTAATATTGTTTACCAGAGAAGGAGTAGATATATTCGTGATCCCTCCTTGCGATAATCGGTAAACGTTGAAGTCATCGCCTAAGAAGTACAGAAACTGATCAGTGTTAGCTACCGTGTAAAGTCCACCGAGACCCTTCTGTTTGATTGCTGAGTCCACTCTCTTTAAAGGTGTGCCAGTGGTAGCGCCTGAGTCATAAAACGGCTCTACGGAAGTCTCACAGAACATCCATACCCATTGCTGGAACGCATAAGGCCGTAGAAGGTCGTCAGGGGAGCTTTCGGCAGATCCGGTACTTGTTATAGTCCCTGGGCCAGAAGCCCCTGAAACGCTAAATTCTTGGCCTCCTGTGGCATATATTGATTTAGAGTTCAAATAAGTAACTGTGCTGGAAACTACTGAAGTAGTCGTTAATGTGGTGCCGTCATACGTGTACACCGCTGTACCGGCAGCAATAACCATTAATTCACTTGAACCAACGATAGAGTTACTAAAGACGCATGTTGCAGCGCCCCCAATTGTACCTTTTGACGTATAAGTTCCGCCCGACCCTATGAGATATAGAGTTGAGCCTTTAACCTGATACCATTCATTCTTATAGATATGAGTTCCACGATCTCCACCGCTCGCAGTAGTAGAGCCGAAGGCTTGAGATCCTTTCCACGGCAATAAAATGGCGTCATTCAATCCTCCCGGTGTTAGTTCGGGATACCAGTTTTTAGTCAGCTCATTATTAGCCTGTGGACTTCGGTTCTGATTAGTCCCGCCAATAACACGTAATGGGAAGCTTTGAAACGGCATTAAGGGTTGCGCCTCCGGTTCCTGCGCTGAGTAGACACGCCCATTGTCCCGGTTCTTGTGGCTAAATTAGCGCCGCGAATAGCCGATAGGAACAAAGCTCGGTACTTTAATATATTCTCATCGTTCTCAGCCCACTGGAAAGCAGCCCACAAACACCCGTACAGGTAAACGTTAGGGTAATTAGTGAGGATAGCGTTGGTTGTGTTTGCATCACTCAAAGCCGTGGCTTTAGCATAATGAATAATGTTCGTTACGTAGGTATCATCGGGAATAATATCGTACTCAAACTGAGTCGTTACCGTGTAGCACGTAGGTAATCCAGTCCCTGACCTGATATACATGGCTTCTGGAGTAATGTATTTAATGGTTCTGCGCTCACTGCTTACCGTAAGATCGAATCGTCTGGGCTCTAGAAACCCAGTAGGTAAGGCTTGAGTTCTCAGGCTTGAAGATGTAGCGCTTGTTTCTGTGGCGTTCATCTCCTTAACTCGTAGGCTTACATCGGAGTTAGAATACATTTCAGTTTCAGCCAACAATATGAAATCATCAACGGAATCGTCGAAATCATCTCTGTGAGAGAACGAATCGAGTCCACTGATCTCAGCCTTTAGATTTGCATAGTTAGCTAGCGCCATTATTTAGCCTTCTTCTTTACCGTTTTCGTTACTGTTCGTGGCTTGGTGGATTTTTTAATCTTTGCCTTAACCGTGGCTTCTTTCAGCTTCTTCTCTTTTTCTTCTCGCTCTTTCTCCAGTAAATCAGGGATCTCCAGAGAGCCAAGCGGCTTTTCTTCTAATGGGCCTGTGTAATCTTCAAGCCTTACCATCCAATTCTTACTGAACTGCTGCTCAGTTACTTCAAATTCCAGTAGATAGTCTTTATCAGTCCCGGCAAACAAGGGATCTCTATAAACTCCGTGAATATGTCCGCGTTTAATCGCTCTTACTTTCATAGACAGATAGGGGGCCATTGCTGACCCCCTTCTCAGTTAGCCGATAGTTACGTTATCAGCGTATGCAGTGATTGAATTACCTTGGTCGGTTGGGGCTACCCACGCGTCCATAGTAATAGTTGGGGTTGTCCCGGCAAGCACATAGCGCACACCAAGAAACTGCTCAACCTCATCTGCTGTCATAGGTGGAATGGGGATCGAAAACAAGAACCCGGCTACCAGCAAGTCCGCATCCTGCGCAGGACTTG